ATGAAATCCACCCAGACCGGCTTGGTGAATGTTATGACGACGGTTGGTATGTAAACCGATGTCTTTGTAAGAGGTCACGACGCATCTACCTTCAATCATGGTCATAACTCTTAACAAGAAAGAGCACGTTATCGAATGTGCGAAATGTGCAGAACCTCTTGGCGGCATGGGAGAAAAAACTGCCTGGGTACATAAAACAATGGGTTGGCTTTGCCCCATTCATATGCAAAGGTTCAAGTAGTAACACAATGACTAATCCACAATTACCCAACAAACCAAGCGTGTGGTAAAGTATTTTTATCTATGGCACGCCCAACCGACTACAACGAAAAAATCTTAGAGAAAGCAAAAGAATACAGAGACAATCTTCCCACTGACGAGGTGATCCACTCCATTGAAGGCCTCGCTAACTACATAGGCGTATCTCGCGGGACAATATATAACTGGGAAAGTCAAGTAATCTCACAAGAATTCTTAGACATCATAGAGGAAATGAGAGAAAAACAAGCAAAGACACTTCTTTCAAAAGGACTTACAGGAGACTTTAATTCAACTATCGCAAAGGTAATGCTTTCAAAGCATGGGTATAGTGAAAAGACAGAAACAGATATTACCTCAGGAGGGAAAGAGATAGCACCAGTACTAGTTAAATTCCTCGATGGAAAAGACGATAGAAATACCGATAGAGTTTAAGCCTCTTTTCGGTAGAGAGTGGCGTGAGGCCGCTATCTACGGTGGACGCTTTTCTCTTAAAAGCCATAGCGTAGCCAGGTTCCTCCTTATTCGTGCACGAGAAAAGAAAACCCGCATAGCCTGTTTCCGTGAATTCCAAAACTCCATAGCAGAATCCTCACACCAATTGCTCGCAGACCTAATAAAACAATACGAACTACACGACTTTAAGGTAACAGACAAAGATATAGTAAATACAGTTACCGGCTCGGACTTTCTTTTCAAGGGACTTTGGCACAATGAACAAAGTATCAAATCCATTGAGGGCATAGATTATGCGTGGGTAGAAGAAGCGCAAACTGTCTCTACTTCTTCTATAGAAGTCCTGACTCCTACGGTACGAAAGCCCGGAAGTCAGATTATCTATACCTACAACCGTCTCTTAGAAGATGACCCAGTGCATAAACGCCTAGTTATTGAAGGCAGACCAAATACGCTTGTCATAAATGTAAACTACGACATAGCAGAAAAGCACGGCTTCCTCCCTGAAACTATTAAAAGGGAAATACAAGACGATAAGGAAAGGCGACCAGCACTCTTTAGGCAGAAGTGGCTCGGGGAACCAAGTAGTAATGAATTAAAGATATACAAAGACTGGAATATTATCGACGAACTTCCTCACGAAGCACGGCTAGAACGCTATGGCGTGGACTTTGGCTATCACCCAGACCCCGCAGCGATAGTAGCCGTCTACTACCTAAATGGCGGGTATATTCTCGATGAAATAGCCTATCAGCTTGAAATGAGTAATAGGGAAATGGCAAACACTCTCAAAAATCTACCAAGCGCACTTATTATTGCCGACAGTGCAGAGCCTAAGAGCATCGCTGAACTTAAGATGTACGGTCTAAATATACGAGAAGCGGTAAAAGGTAGAGACTCAGTCCAGTACGGCATAAAGGCAGTACAAGACCAGCGTATCAGTGTTACTCGCAGGAGCACTAACCTTATAAAAGAACGAAACGGCTATCTATGGGCCGTAGACAAAGAGGGAAAGATTATTCCAGGCCAACCAGGCGATACTCCAGACCATCTACTCGACGCATCACGCTATGCCATTACCAGCCTCTTCCCGGTCATTCGCAGGAGGGAACTGTATCCAAGTGTGAATAAACCACGGGAAAGGAATAATATTGCTGTATAGTCTTTCTATGGAGGAATTACTTGAAGGTGACAGGTTGAATATCATCATCCCAGAATGTTGCCGGGAAGGATGGGATGCATGCCCTCATGTGGTAAACAAGCAAGAAAAACGCACTAAAACAAACATTGGCGTATGAAACAATACAAAAAAGTAGACCTATCCAATCTCCACGAGCTACCAACACACCCCATATTCAATAATTTACCGGAGAAACTCAAAGACTCTGCTTGCTACGCAGAAGTGGAGACACGCCTCAGGAATGTGATGTTTTCCGACCACAAGCACGCTACCGTGAAGGGAATGGTGCGTTGCAAGCGGTGTCGGGACAAGCTACAAAAACGCCAGCAGATGATGAAAGAGGAGGGTTTTGAAAGCTTCCAGCAATACCTAGAGTGGAAAAAGATTATGAATATAATTATCGCCAAGAAAGACTTTGTTATATGACCACAAAAAAACAGCAAGAAGAGCAGTTTAAGAACCAGATAGAGTTACTCCATGAGATAGTGAAGTTAAAGATAGCCCCATCTAGTATTCATGGTGTAGGGGTATTTGCGGTGCGAGACATCACAAAAGGGGAAAAACTCTATGCAGACGCTCTTCCCCACATGCTCGATTTACCCTATAAGAAGTTTAAGAAACTCACCCCAGAGATACGCGAGATACTCTTAAGCCATTTCCCCCGTATTCCACAAGGTTCACATTTCTGGTATCCGGTAAACCACATGAGTGCATACTTTAATCATTCCGACACCCCAAACGCGGATGCCAAAGAGGACAAGGCACTCACAAACATAAAAGCTGGTGAAGAGATAACTGAAAACTATAGGGAAATTGAGGGTTGGGAAGAGGCGTATCCGTGGCTTGTTGATAACTCCTTGCAATAATTGTGTGATAGTGTACGGGCATGTATACACACCCATGCTTAAAGTGCGGGGAAAAGTACCAGGACAGCGACCCTGACCGTTACTATTGCGAACCTTGCAAGGCAGAGCGAAAGGCAATTGCTGAAGCGGTAGACAAGAAGTTTGCGATGATGGGTCCACAACGCGAAGCAAAAAGTGCATTAAAAGTGTTTGAGGAACAGGCCATGACTAAAGAAGTCGGTGGTCGCTCAGTTACTTTCGGTAGAGCATAAGACTATGCCAGCAAAAAAGACGGCAAAAAGTACCTACACAGCAACCCTCAAGATATGGGGGAAAGACTTTGTTGGTAAGGGCGCAACCACTCTTGATGCACTTACTAACATTAAGCCAGGGGGAGTTGGAAAAGGTCGCGGAATTCTAGTCATTTCAAACGGCAAGGAGGAAAAGACAAGGATTATCCCGCCTCTCGTAGTCGCACGACTATTCAATGCCTCTCCTACCATGCGCGAAATAAATCTAAAGCGTACTTCCTCACTATTTAGCCTATGAACACTGATATTTATAGTTACATAAAGTCTCAAGAAGCCCTTTACGAGACTGATAAGGTTCAGGTAGGGGATAATTGGGACTGGAATATGCGCGACCATATCCAGCTTATCTTCCACCTCAAGAATGGTCAGTTTTATGGCGGGGAAAACAGTCAAACGAAGTTTCTTCGTGCCTTTAAGAATGTTATGGAGCCTATGCTCAACCTCGCCTATTGGACTGAGGATATTGAGGTTAAGGATGTAGTGTTTTTCATTGAAGGGGACAACGCTCGAGCACTCTCTTTCCTCGTAAAGAAGTATCACGATGAGGTATATGTCCGAGAGCACGACCTAGACACTCTTTTTGATGAAATTACCGAGTCAGACCTTGATTACGGCGGTGTCATAGTGCAGAAAGCAAAGAAACGACCTGAACTACTCCAACTAAACTCAGTCGCATTTTGCGACCAGACTGACATTATGGGAGGCCCAATAGGGTTAAAGTTCTACTTTTCTCCAGATAAACTTCGCTCAATGTCATCCTATGGATGGGGTGATGAGGCAAACGGCGCAACTATCTCTCTTGATGCGCTTGCACTTCTTGGAACAGACGATAAAGACCCTGTGGGCACTGATAACGAAAAGAAAAACAAAGTCCCCGGTAAAACTATTGAGGTTTATGTGGTACGAGGCACGCTACCTGAAGCGTATTTGCTAGATAACGACAATACAGAAGATAACTACGGACAGGTACAGGTGGTAGCCTTCTACACAGACAAAAATAAGAAAAAACAGGGAGTAACCCTATACCGCAAGAAGGATGATGGAGAAAACCTCATGTTCTTCTCATCTAAACCTATCTATAATCGCGCTCTAGGTCGTGGCGTGGGTGAAATGCTCCTCCAGCCACAGGTGTGGACGAACTTCCTCACCATACACAAGACACAGATGCTTGAGGCGGGTTCTAAGGTTCCTCTCGTAACGGATGACCCTACCTTCACTAGCAAAAACAAGATTCAAGACATGGAGAATCTTGAAATCACCACGATTGCTGAGGGTTCAAACATCACCCAGATTCCAACCGCAGCAGTCGCCAATATCCAACTATACGAAAAGAGCATTAACGAATGGTTTGAGCACGCACAACTTTCAGGGGCAGCGTTTGACCCTATCCTAGGGAAGGAGCCTAACTCTGGTACTACCTTCCGTGGACAGGAGCGCACTGTAGCGCAAGGTCGTGGACTCCATGACCGTAGACGAGGTCAGCGAGCAAAGTTTATCGAAAAACTGTACCGAACTTGGATTATCCCCGATATTATCCGAGAAATTGTTAGAGGTCAGGAGTTTGTTGCATCGCTTTCAGCAGAGGAAGTCACTTGGATTGCTGACCAGATGGCGAATAACCATGCAAACCAGAAGATAAAAGAGTCCCTGCTAAAGGGCAAAATCCTGACGCAGGAAGAGCAGGACATGCTCAAGACCACCTTTAAGGAGGTATTTGCCAAGTCGGGGAATAAAAAGCTCATTAAAATCCTCAAGGACGAATTCCGTGATGTACCAATGCGAATGGGTATAAATATCGCAGGAAAGCAGAAGGACTTGGTAAACGCTTCAGACAAGCTACTCTCAATCTTCCAATTTATCTTCGCAAATCCTTCAGGCTTCCAACAGGCTATGCAAGTTCCGGCTCTCGCCAAGAGCTTTAGCGACATCCTAGAGTTTTCAGGCATGTCTATTGCTGACTTCTCTTCGATGGTACAGCCACCAGCACAGTCATCCATTGCTCAACAGCCTCAAGCACAAGGCCCAGCACCAATGGCACTTAACCCTGTGCCCGCAGAAGCATGAACGAAGTCGTAAAAACACAGAAACTAAAGCGGTTTATAGCAGACCCGAACACATCGGAAGCGGTATATGAGGTAATTCTTGATGAGTTCCTCAAAACAAAGAAAGAAACCGATGTACAGTTCTTAGCGGCACAACGCATAGCGATAGACCTGCTACAAAGCGCATGGCGAGAGATAGAAAAGTACAAGGACATTTCCTTAGAACCAAAAGAACCTAAGGCCCAAGTAGGGGTGTGAATAACTTATTGACAACAATATGATGTATGATACTCGCATGAAAACAATGACCAATTACATGACTGATGGCCTTCTTATTGTCCAGACGGGGGCAGAGGCTACCAGCACTATTACTTACCGATAAATCTATGACATTACTTGATTCAGCAAAGATGTCCTCTCTCAAGGAGAAAATCCGCGAGCAGGAGGAGGCAGTAGAGAAGAAGTTTGAGAAGAAAGACTCTAAGAAGTTCTTTAAGAAAGCAAAGAAAGAAGATTAGGTTGCTTGGGTTGTCACTCCCGTTATCAAAAGTGGAAACTACCAATTAAAGGCTATTCTTCCTCCTTAGAAGAGAACCACGGTTATGAGTACCGAAACAAATCAAGAGGCTCCGGTTACGCCTGAAACAACCGAAACTGTAGTAGAAAAGCCTGAATCCGACACGATAGCAGTATCCCGCGAGGAATACGCTAAGTTGCAGGAAACTCTAGGCTCACTCAAACGCGAACTTAAGGACTTCAAAAAGCCTAAGGCGGAAGAGGCTACTACAAAACCTGACTCTTCAGACCTTTTACAGAAAACCTTTCTTCGCTCTGCGGGTATCTCCAAAGAGAAAGAAGTAGAACTTGCCCTCTCTACCGCAAAGAAGTGGGGTATGCCCGTTGATAAACTTGTTGATGATGTGGATTTCCAAGCAAAACTTGAGAAGTTCCGAACCGACGAGGCAAATGTGGAAGCAACCTCTGAAATACGAGGTGGCGGAAACAGTAAGACGGCTACTCAAACGGAAGAATACTGGCTTGCTAAAGGAGTTCCTCCTACACCAGACCAAGTACCTGACCGTAAACTTCGCGCAAAGATTGCTCGCTCATTGGTAGCAAAACACAAGGGAACAGGTGGCAATCCGTTCTACAACGGTAAGTAAAAGTGCTAGGGGTTAGGAATTACCCTCATAATTCCCTACAAAATGGCTGTTGCTAACACCATCACGTACGAAACAATGTATGAGGATGTGCTCCAGGACCGCTTGGACCATCCAACTACGTGGAAGGAAATGTGTGATGTCACGATAACTGACACTCGCGTCATTTCTACTTCCTACATGTCCACGACTCCGTCTACCCAGGCGGTTACCCGTGGAACTGGTACTGCCCTTCAGGTATTCGCAGAAACCGCAGAAACTCTTACGATTTCTACCGGACGCGACCTTGGATTGGTAGTTGACCATGCTGACCTCTATCAGTCTCCTTGGACTAAGCCAGCAGAACTATTTGACCGCATCGGTGCGCTCTTGAATGAGTACATCGAAACTCAGGTGCTAGCACAGCACGCTTCTTGGACGGACTTCGGTACGGTCTCAATTGGCGGTGGCGGTACTGCTACTGACCCTATTACGGTTTCCGCTGCTAACATCGACGATATTATTCGTGGTGTGAAGCGTGAGATTCGTGAGGCAAACGGTCAGGCAATGATGAATCAGTATGGTGTCGGATTCGTCTGGCGCGCTGCTGACTTTGAATTGCTCGAAGCGTTTGTACAGGCTAACGGCTTCATGGAGGCAGATAAGGCTCTCAAGGAGGGTACTGTCGAAGGTCTCCGTTACATGGCCTGTGACCACTACTGGTCAAATGACCATGCTTCAGGCCATGTGTTTGCAGGTGTTAAGAAGATTCAGCGTCTTGGTATCCTTCGCGGAACCTATGGTCGTGCTCACACCATTGAATTTCCTGCTGCGGACACCAACATGTTCTTCTCTGGTACTGCGTTCTACTCTCGTGTTGACATCGGTCATCTTACGCCTACGGCGCACGCTGGCTTGGTGTTCGATATTAACGTCGCATAAGGCTTATGAAAACAGCAATCGCATTCGCCGTTCTCGCGCTCATCGTCTCAGGGTTTGCAGTGCTTAAATCCCCTGTGGTGACGGAGTTCGGAGCGGCTGCTGGGCCTGAACACTTCGTTAAGCAGATATTCAGTGCCGGTTCTGTTGACGGTGGCGAGCGCGTTGTCGTAACTCCAGTTACCTCAACCGTGACTATCACTGCGGGGCAGATGGATCGTGCAAAGATTCTCACTTTCACCGCTTCTTCTACCCAGGCAGCACTTACCGCAACTCTTCCAGCATCTACGACCTTCCCTCTCATGAAGACGGGAGAGTCTAGGACTTGGATTATCGAAAACCCATTTACCGCAGCCGCAACCACCACTACGATTGCAGCCGGTGCGGGTGTCGACCTTCAAGAACCTGACGGACAGAATGTTGTGATTGGTATCAACAACTATGCTCTACTCACTTGTGTTAAGGGTGCCGACTCAGGCTCTCCAGCAGATGTGGTGTGTGCAGTTGACGAGACTATCCCTGCTGACTAGCAGTTCCGCCCTTTCTCCGAGAAATCGGGGACGGGCGCGGGCCTACTAGCCCTAACAAAACCACATGAGCCTCGTCTTTAGCGACACTTCAAACGAAAATGGAATAATCCAGGTTATCGAAAGAAACCTGTTTGGTGATGATGGCATTGGCCGTATCACAGGCAGTGCGTCCCTACTTAAACAGTTCACTTCTGAGGTAAACCTCGCATATTCCCGTCTACTCGGGATTATCTTCAAGGCAGATGGAAGGGCAGATTATGACGACTCAAACCACACGGACTATCCAATAATCACTACGAACATCGTACAGGGACAAAAGGACTATCCGCTTACCACTGATGGTTCGGGAAACCTTGTACTGGAATATAAAAAAGCTGCGGTTCTTTCTTCGGCTACAGCCACAACCTATGACGAGATAGAGCCGTTTGACGAACTAGAGGACAGGGATAATGCGATAGTAACCGGCGATACTAATCAGGGCGTACCTTCTAGATATGGTCTTATCGCAAACGGCATCTTCTTTGATGTTGCGCCTTCATATTCAGCAACAAATGGGCTTAAGTTGTTTGTAAATCGTGAGCAGACCTTCTTCCTAACGACAGACACCACTAAGAAGCCTGGATTTGCTGGGCTATACCATGAATACCTCGCCCTTCGTCCTTCGGCGCAGTATGCAAAACGAAACCTCATGTCTAGTGCTCCGACCTTTGAATCTGACTCGCTTCGCATGGAGCGAGAAGTAGAGGATTTCTACGCTCGCAGGAATCAGGACGAGCGAAAGATATTTACCCCTAAAATAACTAACTACGTTTAATATGGCATCTTTTATCTACACCACATTCCTCAGGAAAGCGTACGACGGGTCTGATATCGACCTAGCGAACGACACCATCAAGGTGGCTCTCACGACCTCGTCGTATACACCAAACCAAGACTCGCATGATTTCTTCAACGACATTACGAACGAAATCTCTGGTACGGGGTATACGGCAGGAGGCGCAACCCTTGGCTCAAAAACCTGGACACAAGACGATGCGAATAATCGAGTAGTATTCGACTCAGCAGATGCTTCATGGTCTACCTCAACACTTACTGCTCGGTACGCAGTAATCTATAAAGACACGGGAACTCCGGCAACTTCACCGCTCATCGCCCTCATTGACCTTGCAGAAGACAAAAGCACCAATGCTTCAACATTCCAAATTACCTGGAACGCAGATGGTATCTTCCGCCTAACTGCCGTCTAATATGGCGGCGGCGTTTAGGTCGTTCGAGTTTCATAATGTCTCAGGAACTCAATCTGAGATTGTCTGTGGTAAACCTTCTGGCGTTATCCAGGGAGATGGACTCATTGCCATCCTTCGTTGTGATGATGACACGGTTACCTTTACGGCACCTGCCGGATGGACATTGGAAGACTCTCAAATAGATTCCTCCTCTAACTTCAGAACTGAAATATTCTCGAAGGTAGCCGGTGCAAGCGAAGGTTCCTCTTATACTTTCACACTTACTGGCCACGGAGTTGGCGACCAGACATTTATCTCTATTAACGCCTTCTCAGGCACAAACCTCACCGACCTAGTAGATTTTGTAAGTAGTACCGTCAATAGCGCATCTACTGGAGGCGCAACGCCCTCACGCGCAAATTCTATCCTACTCATCGGTGCTCACAACACAGGAAATACAAACGCAGGAACATATGCAGTCGCTACATCGTCTCCTTCATTTACTGAGATTTATGATACATGGAACAATCTCATCGAGGGTTATCCTGATGTCGCCCTTGCGTACGGTATCCGTCCCGAAACAACTGCAACGGGTAATGCATCAACTGATTCCACGAACGAAACGACATTCTTTATCATACTCAACCCAGCAGACGATGTAACTATCGCGCCAGCCGTACTGTCACTGGAAGCTCGGCTCTTTATGGTGCCCGATTTTATAACCGCACCACTCCAAGCGACAATCTCACTATTCAATGTGATTCGAGAAAAATTTACTGCACAGGGTAAAAGTTCTACGACATGGAATAATCAAAACAAGTCATGAACCCTACCCCTGAACAACTAAAGGAAATGTGGGAGTGGTATCAAGCACGAAAGGTGCAACAACTCTCATATCCGGTAGATGATGCTTCAAGAAACGCTCTTGGGGTAGTAACCCGTGTCGGCCCTGGCCCTACTTCAGACCTTACAGACACTATTTCAATCACTATCGGCCCTGGTGGGGGTTCTGATACTGCTGATGTGCCTAAGGCTTACGCGGGGTCTGTGCTACTTAATATTGACGGTGCTAACTACGAAGTACCCTACCTATGAACCGTTTTCCTAATCAAAACAACTGGTCTGTGGCTCATGGCAAAGATTTCTTTGCCGATTTGGTGCGTACGCAGAACATGTCGTTTGAAAAGCCAGGTTTCGCACAGGTCGCTCCAAATCCTACAGTTATTTATACCGACGGAGATAACTCAGGCTTTGGCGACCCACTCGCAATTGTACCTATCGCAAGTGTGTACTACGTCGTCACGAACGACGAGGTGTTTTCATTCAGCCCAACAACTAACTCAGTAACAAATCTCACGACGACAAGCATGCCGTCTCTTGGGGTTACAACCGATGCGGTTTCATACCAAGCACAACTTCATGTATCAGGAGGTACAACAGCAAAATATTGGGATGGTGACTCATGGGAAAACGCAATATCGGGTCTTTCTTCTTCTGCACCACATCCAATGTGTGTCGTTGAGCAACTCAATCATCTTGCTATAGGCAACGGAAGAACGGTACTTACTTACGATACTTCCTATTCTCTTCAAACTACCCTCACACTCCCTTCTGAGTACATTGTTACCGGCCTTCAGTGGCGACAAAACTATGTCTATATCTTCACCCGTAACATTTATGGACGTAACGCAAAAATGTTTGTATGGACAGGTACAGGAACAACCGCACAGTCAGCCTACGATGTGGGATGTGATTGGATATACTCCGGCTGTGAGTTTCTTTCCTCGATAGTTATCGTTGTGTCTTCAGGACAGATACTTCGTTTCAATGGTGGTGGATTTGATGAATTAGGGGCGTTCCCTGTGTACTACTCTTCTATACCGTGGACTTCAGATGCGACTACTTCCTCTTTGCGAGGGCGCATCCTTCCAAGAGGCATGGTGTCTGACGGCCAGGTTCTTCTCATGAATGTGGATGGGGAAGTGAACGTCGCAAATGCTGGGTACTCCTCCGGTTATTTACACGACCAGCCATCGGGCGTCTGGTGTCTTGACCCTGATGTAGGACTGTACCATCTCGCAGGGTTTCCAATGACCAAATATCGTACACTTACGATAGACAGTTTATCTAATAATGCTTTCGCCTTTAGTGAGGGCCATGAGGCTGAGACGGGTGATGCGGTCTATGCGAGTGAATCAACGGGGCTTACTGGTATTACCGAGCGCGGTACATACTTCGCGATAAAAGTATCTGAAACAACACTTAAACTGGCCCTTACACCAGAAGATGCTCTGTTAGGGAACGCAATCACGCTCGGTGGTTCTGTTTCAGGAGATACGCTTTCCTTCTACACAAACGACAGTGTGGGCGCAATATCGGGCAGTAGAAACTCAGGGATGGAGTGTGGCCCTATCGCTATCTTCTCACAGTCAGAGATAAATCCTTGGATTGGTAATAGGTTTTTCTTCGGCGGAGTCTCAATAGACGAATCTGGTGCAGATAGTAACTTCTTTGCTTCTTTGGGTATCGGTTCTGGCGTTGGCTCATTCGTGACCACGCCTGTAGAGTCTTCTTCGGTCACAGAAACATGGAATAAACTAACTTCCTTCGTTAAGAACCTCAAACTGTCTTCTGACAAGGTCATTTTCAAGTATAGGGCACAAGAAGACCGAACCTCTCCTACCCTACCAGCAGAAATAACATGGACTTCACCAACCACCTTTACCGTTGATTCCACGGCCTATGACTTTAGGCGTGTAGCAGTAGACGATGAGATTACTCTTATCTCTGGTGCTGGAGCGGGGCACTATAGGAAAGTATCTGCAATAGACACGACTAGCACAACTTATGAGATAACCATCTCGGAGGCTGTGCCAGGAATATCAAGTATTGGTGGTGAACTAAGCACTGTAGTAACCGAAAACTGGAAAGAGATTGCAACACTTACAAACACTACAACAACCATCCCTTCCGACTTTTCTTCAGACACCATTTCTGGTGCTGAGGGCAAGTGGGTACAGTTTAAGGTTGAGGTTCGTGGGAAAGTAGCCCTTAGAAGCCTAAATATTATCAACACACAAAAGAAGCAAAACGGGTGATAATATCTTGACAAAGCCATGCCTCCATCTATAGGAAAATACAAAGGGACAGAGATAACACCAGGAACTGACGCCGAGGTATCAAAGCAGATACAGGCTATAGACGCGTCTTCAATCTCGTCTGGCTCCCTGAAGGACGCACCATCGCTTGATATTGCTCAACCAGCACCAGCAGGGAAGACCTCAGGTATGCTCGGATACTTTGATGCCACTGGCAAAAACCTTGTCCAGTCAGTATCACAACAGGCGACTGATACAAAGGGACAAGCAGATACTTCGTTTGAGGAATTTCTCCGAGCAAGTCTCGGACAGGAAACTTCATCTCAGGCTACAGACCGTTTGTATAAGACCGAAGTAGACCCTCTAAGGTCGCAGGTCACTGAGTTTTCGGGCAAACTGATGCAGGAACAGGAATACCTGCGACAACAGGAACGCTCTATTCTTGAAAACAAGCAGGGATACTTCGGCACGGGGCAACAGCAAGCACTTGATAAGGCTCGTACCGAATCGCTTGACCGTCAAGCATCCATTTCCGTGTCTCTTGCTGTAGCGCAGGGAAGATATCAAGATGCTCGCGAAGTTGCAGACCGCGCAGTACAGGCGCAAATGGAAATACAGAAGAACCAGCTTGATGCACTCAAGTTAAACTACGAACGACACCAAGACCTCTTCACCACTGCCGAAAAGAGAGAGTTTGACCTTATGCTCTCAGACAGAGAGCGAGAATTGGACTTTGAAATGTATCAGAAAAAGACTGCATACGACCAAGCAATTAAGCAGAGCGACCCGTTGTATCAACTTCAGCTCATGCGGGAACAAAAAGAGCTTTCCCTTTTGGGTGAGCCAACAGAAAAAGAACGCCGAGAGATAGAAGCGTCAGTGCGCGAAGCACAAGCATCCATCCCAGTCTTGAACGACAAGATTGCGATAGTAGACGTACTTAAAACACATCCTGGACTTGATTCCCGAGTTGGTTCAACACCCTTTAGTCGGGGACCTCGTGGAATTGTGGGTACTATCGGCAGGGTTGTTAGCGTGGTCGGAATACCGTCTATAGCAGGAGGTGCTCTAGATACACTTACCGGCTCTGGTCAGGATTTCGCTGGGGCTGTACACAAGCTCGTCGGTGGCTTGACTCTTGATAACCTCATCGCTGCCAAGGCAAGAGGGGCTACCTTTGGTGCCCTTTCTGATGCAGAACTTCAGATACTGGCAAACTCAGCAAGTGCAATAAACGATTGGGAAATTAAAGACGATAATGGTAAGCCGACAGGATTCTGGGATATTGACGAAGCATCGTTTAAGCGAGAATTTGATACAATCAAGAAACTTACCCAAAGAGCCATAGAACTTTCGGGTGGCTCGCTTCTTTCTGAAGATGAGAATATTCTCTTGGATGAGATTTACCAAGTACAGTCATTTAGTCCTGCGGGATACTTCTAATATGGCATTTTCACAACAAGAACAAGAAATAGTGCGCTGGGGTTTTGAAAACGGCAAAACCAAAGAAGAGGTTGCTAATGCTATCGCCAAGTTCCGTGCTGGTATCCCAGCGCAGGAAGTACCACAAGAAAAAGTATCCTTTGGGCAGGACGCGATGGGTGATATCGCTGAGACTGTTTCGGGTGTTGGTAAGCAGTTCGGTGAGGCAGGAGAAAAAATAGTAAAGACTGTAGGAGATAAGAGTTTGAACCCATTTGAAAAGGCTATCCAGGCTGGTTCTCAGGCATTCCGTGGTGCTGCACGAGCATTTGGTGAGGCGGTGGTTGGTGCTGGGAAAACTGTACTACCACAAGAAACTGAGGAGCAGATTGGTAGTGCGGTACAAAAAGTAGGAGAGACTATAGCACAGGCCCCAAAAGTACAGGAACTTGTACAAAGATACAACTCCCTAGACCCTGAAACGAAACGAAATGTAGACAATGCACTAGGATATGCTGAGGGTCTTGCGGAAATCCTTACGGGAGGAGCTGCCAGTCGGGTTGCTAAGCCTGTGATAACTGCAACGAAAGAGGCTGTAGAGAAGGTTGGCTCTATTGTGCAAAAAGCACAGAAAATAAATCTCCCAAAGGTTCCGCCAATCAAAACTGAAATCGTAGATACCGTATCCAAGGTTGCAAACGATATCACGCCGAAAAGGGATGCACTTAGGGAGCGTTTCGTTGCAAACGCATTTAGCCTTGCGCCCGTTGAAGACCTCGCTCGCATTGAATCTAAGACGGGGAACTCTGTAGGTGAGTTTTTGGGTAGGTACGACCTCATTAAAGATAATCCAGCAGAGACCCTTACGGCACTCAACATCTTCAAGAAGGAAAACTATAATTTGGTGCGAGATGCAATAAGTCTTGTAGGCCAGCGTTTTTCGTTCAGCGACCTCCCACAGGTTGAAAACAGTATAGACTTCTTGATAAAAGACCTGGCGGAACGCAAATCTACCGAATATCGCCAAGCCTACGATAGGCTTGTTTCTATTAAACAAAAAGGTGATTTTGACCTGATGGACGCACAGTATGTTAAAGAAGTGTTCGACGACATAGAAAGTGTGTATACCCGTACAGGAGATGTAAGAGACGCAGTATTGGCAAGCGACAAGGCACAGACTATCGCTCCTGTTCGTAGGTTTATTGAAGACATCGTTCAGCAAGAGTACCCAGACATAGATATTCGTGCTCTCAATAACAATGTTATGACTGCGCGAGAGGTTACAGACGCAATCCTAAGAAGGTCTGGCAAGGCAGACACAGCATCGTTCTTCCAGTTGGGGGACTTAGCGGTTGTTGGGGCAGGTAACTTTACAGTACCCGGGGCTGGTTACGCAGCGTTCTTCGGGAAAAAGGTTCTGGAGTCTGCTCCAGTGCAACTTCGTATAGCGCGCGCACTAGATAAGTGGGCGCGTACCGGGAAACTTGATAAAACTGGCCTTTCAAGAGAAGACCTGAATAAGATAAGTCAGATTATCCAAGACGAACTTGGAGCAAAACTGGATATAGACGGTCTACCGTAGAGTAGACACGAAGAGTACAAACAAAACAAACAAAATGCCTTCAACCATACTACTTAACACAACTCATCGCCAGAAGACCTTTAGGGTTTTCAGCGATATAGCAGGTATTCGCACCATCCTTAATCTTATAAATAGGGGTGTCGTCTTTCTTTCCGGTGATAAATCCAAACAATTCAGCTTGAGGCAAAGTGGCAGAATTGTACTTAGCGGCCAGTGCAGTACCAGAGAACGCCATAACTCCTATCAACACGCTAAAAATGATGTATTTAGTCATATAATGGGAATATACCATATACCTGTATGCCTGTAAACCCTGAAAAGCTGGATAAGTTCAAGAAGGCGTGGAGCCTCATAAACGACGATACTGTCTCTAAAAAGGACTTTATTGACCTTTCCACTACTCTCATTTCCTTCATTAAGGAGGCTCGTACGAAATTGGATAAGGACACTACCGCTTCGGGCGACAAGATTTCGCGTGAAGTTTCGGCAAGTCTCAAAAGCTTCCAAAAGGAAGTTCAGAAACTTCGTGCTGAAATAAAAGAAAGCGCAGATTTCTCCGATAAACGCGCAAAAAGCGTGCTCGCAGAAACAAAACAACTCGCTAACAGTATGCGAGATATGGTTTTCAACATAGGAGATGAGATGGTTCGTGCAAGAATAGATATGGATAGGATGTTTGGTGGTCTTCCTGAAGCTGAGACACCTACAGCTATCCGCACGAAACTTGAAAGTCTAAAGGGAGACGAACGGCTTGATAAATCTGCTATTCGTGGACTTGAAGAAGCCATAAAAGAGACAGGTGGTACAACTCGCCGTCTCGGTTGGGGCGCACACCCTCTGACTGTTATGGCTACAGGCGTTGCGATAGACAAGAACGTTCGTTTTATTGACTTTAGGGGGGCAGGGGTAACCTCTGTTGTAAGGTCAAGTACGGGAGTCCTCACTGTGACCGTAGGTGGTGGTGGCGGTGGTGGCTCAACCGTGGAAACCCCCACAGGCACCGTAAACGCATCAAACGCTGTATTCACTCCTTCGGCAGAGCCTCAGTATGTCGTGGCTGACGGTATCACGTCCTTCGCAGGAGCAGGGTACACGTGGAACGGCACCACTATCACCATGGACATCCCGCCATCACAATATATTCGCGCAATTATTTAGTATGAAAAAACTTCTCTACATCGGCCTCCCACTTATCGCAGGACTTCTCATGTTCGCTATGGCGATGACGGTGAAAGCAGCAGTTACTTCGTGGGATTTTTCAGGAGGTATCCTCCAGCCACTCCAATCTCAGTGGTCCGCACTCATTAAA